CACGCCCAGCTCGCGCATGAATCGAAGCCAGGTGGCGTTTGACAGACCAAGATTAGCCATTTCTTTTAACCCCCACGACCCTCACAGACGCCCCCGCAAGATCAGTGTATGTAGAGGCGTCTTTGATGAGAAGGGTTTTGCGTTCCACATCTGACATGGTGTCCCATCTGCGTGCCGTTTGAATTATAGACCTACACGTTCCAATCGTTGGAAATTTGTTTCCGTGCGTTAAAACCTGCACTATTTCACCAGGAATGCGTGGAAGGTCTTCGGGATCAACAGACCGCACATCAATTGATTTGTCGTCTGGTATAAGGAGCCACGGGCCTTTTGATTGTGGATTGCTCATTAGGTGTTTCCAGGACGCTTTATTCCAACAAACGTCACCTCAATTATACACTCTGAATCGCCACCGTGCTCGCTGGTTCTAAAAATAGTATCGCCAACCTTGCAGGCCAAGAGATCAGTGATGGTGCTGGGGCGGCGCCTGCCCCCAAAGTGGGCCCTTATAAGCTCGGCCCAAACCTCAAGATCGGCATTGGTGCCATTGTTTCGAGTCATGTGTAATTCGAAAATGTAGCTTATGATGTAGCCGCCAATAACAGGGCTACCCTCTATCACCTCAGGCGGCAGCAGCCACAAGGCCCTGCTGGTCAGGGCGCTGCTGGTAGGTGCCTCTGCCACCTCTACACTGCTGGCTTCCGTGAGACCCTGCGAGGTGGGAGCTATGGCGGTAATGGTCTCGGCGGGAAGTGCGGTTATGAGTGCTGGATAGTCCATTTACTTAAACAGACCGGCCCTCTTGCCGGACCTTCCGAGTTCCTCAAGCACCCTGTCAGCAGCATCGTCCAGCCACTTCTTGCTAAAGCCAACTATGGGTCTGGCGACCTGAACTCCACTTGATGCCTTTTCTGTGCTAAACGCACGCCGACCTTTATGGAACAACAGATCGCCTTTCTTCTTAAGAAGATCTATTGAGAACCCATCTTTTGTTAGCTTTACTGGGCCGGTTAGAATTCTGGCCTGAATGCCGCCCCGGCTACTGTCAATGCCAAGCGGTCTGCCATTTGGCCACTTCTTGCTGGCCAGGCGTTGGCCATTAAAGCCCTTGCCGGCTTTCAACAGGTTGCTGGCTTGGCGCTTCCACTCTGCGCCCAGCTTGTTCATCAGCTTCCTCATGCCGCGGGCCTTGATGGCCATTAGTTGTCTCTTCCCTTCTGCACATCCTTAACCATGCGCACAAAAACATGGAACAGGCGCTCCCGCACTACGCGCACCGTCCATGTGGCCTGTCCGGCAATTGTTAGTGTGTCTCCCGGGCTGCGAACTGTAACGTTTGTGAATTGCGTAGTGGCCACTATGAACAGGGCGCTCAATTGATCAAGGACACTATCGTCTAGGCTCTCGCCGTCAGCTTCATATAAAATTCCGCTCACTGTATCAGTTGTTGAGCCATCTGACTTGGTCCACACGGCAGACGTACGCGCGAAATCCGCATCACTGCCCAGGATGGAAGCCACATCGCTCGCTATGTCAATGATTGTCATTTAGGGCACCCATCGGGAATGCTCTTCGAAGATGTTGGCCCCGTCGCCCACTATGGCAGCGGCCAATGATTTTCGGGCCGCAATGAGTTCTTGTAGGCGCTGACGAGCTACCGTGAGGCCCTCAATGGTATAGGAGCGGGCGTCGGCGGCCTTTAGACTGAGGGTAACTATCTCAGTGTCTAGGTTATCAAGTGCCGTCTGTAGTTGAGCCGCAGACATGGCTACTCACCAGAAGGCACCAGCGCAGGCGCAACCTTCTCTACATTGTATTTCCTTGAGGTAGAGATCACGCCAAGGTCTTCATTGAACCTCCAGATGGCATCGGCTTCTGTGTCTGCATCCATTTCATAGACAGTCGCCAACTCAGATCGACCTGGAGGCCTTAGTCCGACACCATCTTCGGTGTGAAAAGTGGTAAATCTATAGCCAGCAAGGCTAACCCTGTATCGACTCATTTTTTCTTACCTTAGACAGCGGCGTTTTCGTTGCGAGTAATCCAGCGCGGCTCACGCACAACCGCAACACCGCGGTAGCGAGCCTTGAAACGCATGGAAATATCTCGTTCAAATCCAGCATTGCTTTCGCCGCCCTGGCGGAAAACGGCGAGGGGCCAGTTTTCGTACCAGGCGAAGGCACGCTGAATGCTTCCTAGCCACCAAATGGCCTGGGCAGTGGCCGCCACGGTCTCCAGAACGCTAAGCACCTGCCTGTAAAGCAGCCTGCTGCTGACAAGCGTATAGGGCGCAACGGTGTTCGCGCTGAGAGTCTCGAAATTGCTGCCGGCAGTGTCGCGAACCTCGGTTGCGCCCAGGATACGCTTGGCCGTGTGGACCCTGTGGGGCATGACAACCAACTGTCGTTCACTGGCAGGAAGATCGGCCAGCGGCTCGCTGGTGGTGGGGTCTAGAATGTCGGCAAAAAGAAGCTCTGCCGAGTCAATGTCAGACCAGTCAACAAGATCGGTACCGGACTGGTTGTTTACGTAAGCACCGGAAAGGAGATAGGTATTGGTCGCAGTGCCATTTCGGCTGTAGTTATTGGTTTGACCACTGAAGACATCAATGATGTCTTTTTCCTTTCTGATGGCTAGGGACTGGCCAACGTTTGCAGCGGCCTCGACTAGGAGGTTAGTCCTATCGAAGAAAATGGACTCTTCGGTCACCTCAATTTTCATGCCGCGCTTGGTCTTGAGGGGAATGGTCCAGTACCCTTCGGTCACGCCAACCGATGGATATTCCTGGCCTTCGCCGACAGATTCAGACACATCGCCCATGTTGCCAATGGAAGGAACGGTCTCGGTGCCATCGATGGCCGTGGCTACTGTCGGCACCAGCCCGCTAAACACAAAGGCTTCTGAATCAAACTGTTTGCGAATTTCGCTAAACAGCAACTGACCGGTGATGTTAGAAAACAGGGTGCTTTTTACCGGCTGTCCTGCGGCCTCTTCAATTCGGAATCCATCATCTGAGGACAGGTGGCGGAATTTTGCTCCCCAGGATTCGCCGAGAAAGGTGTGCGCCAAGTCCTTGATCGAATAGTCAGATAGCGACACCTTTTTCTCATCGGTGGCCGCTTTCAGGTGCTTCATAACAGCCGATGCGCCATGTGATTCGCACAGCCTGAGGAGTTGTTTTGCTCTAAATTTAGCCATGTTTACCCCTTAGGTAATCTGGAAGGTCTCTCCGTACCAGTTGGTTCCGTCAGACCAAACCTTTCCGGTCTCACCATTGGCAATGTCAGTAATGATAACTCCGGCGGCATCGTTGTCTACGCGAAGCACATGGGCCCCAGATACGTGCGCAATAAGGAAGGGTCGATTGGTGGCCGCCTCTGCCGGCAGCGTCAGCACCGAGGCGACACTGGTGGTAATACGATGAACTGGCACATCGTCATCCGCTAGGGTCCAGGCGGCACCTTCGGTGTGGGCGCTTAGGGGCGGGGCGTTACCGAAGCCCTCAGCAAGGATAAACCAAGTAGCGGCAGCGCCACTGGTAACTAGATGTACGTATTCGCCTTGACGAAGCTCCTTGATCGTTGCGAGGCCGGCATCTTCTCGGATGGTGATGGTCTCGTCGGCGTCGGCGGTGTTGAACACGCGTAAGACGCCCATGCCAACCGCGGCCTCTTCGGCATTTAGATTGTAGTTTCGGTCGGCGCCCCCGGGGTCGAGGAGCTGCGTCATTGGGTCGGTGAGCGCACCCGTCTTGTCGGCAGCGAGCGTCTCAACATTGACTTCATTGGTTTGCTGGGCACTAGACAGGGCAAACCAACTGGTGCCATCACTGATGATCGTAGCGCGGCCAAAGCGCTCAATGGCCATCTGGAGGCCACCGGCATCGTTGTTGATGGTTAGAATTTCGTCCCCGTCGGCAGTGTTTACAATTGTAAACACAAGGCCCTCTGCCTCGGCGGGCAGGGTGACGGTGCGGGCGGCGCCCCCTGGGTCAAGAAGCTGGTAGCGGGGAGAGTTGGTGGTGAGGGTTAGCGTGGCAGCGAGCGTCTGGACATTGACGCCGACCTGCGGGCCAGCGGCGCCACTGGTCAGGCCAAGCTCGCCAAGCAGCCTGCTGAATAGCCTAACCCTGACCAGCGTGGTGGCAGCCGTTTCTTGCTGCACACAAACACCAATGGCCTCTGCGATGTCAGAAACGGACGTGAGCGTTTGATCTTCAAGGCCCGTGCCAGCCCCAATCTCAACGGCGCCAACCAGGTCGCCAAGGCCCCAGGTTTGGCTGGAGCAGGCAAACTCGTATTCTGTCAGGGGGTTGACGTTGACAGTGATGGCCGTGGTGGTGCCGCTGGGACTGCGGTCTTCGGAAACGCCGAGAAAGAGCTGCGCAAACAACTGCTGATTCAGCGGCTCCGTGAGCTGGTCCGCCTGGTTACTGGCGGGATGCGCCTCATTGGTGGTTGCATCGTAGAAAAGAAGATCGCCAGCATCGATCAGGGCGGTGTCGGCCGTGATGAGAACCTTGCCGTCAGTCCTCTTCCCTCTAATGGTATCAGGCATGCTTCTTAGCTCCCAAGAGCAGTGACAAACTCGTCACAAGTTTTAAACTGACTGTAGCTGTAGTTTGGATCCCGACTGAGCGGGGCATGGGACACGGTGCCCCTGAGGCTCTCGATAATCACATCAGCAGAACTTTGGCTACAGGTCACGAGGTGCTCCATAAGACTCTCGCTAACCTCGATTCCGGCTGCCTTGACCGAGGCCTCCCTGGCCTTGCGGCACTCATTAAGGCGAATGTCACCTTCAAGTTTTTCAATCCTGGACTTTAGCCCTTCGTTGGTTTTCTCCATGTCATCATCCTCGTCTTTCTCTCCCTTGACATGGCCGCAGGTAGGACACTTCTCGCCATCCTTGAGCGGATGCTCGGATTCGAAGAGAGAAACATTTGTGGCACCTACACAAACCAAGTCGACAGAGGCAACAGACTTGGCCTCTTCGATAAGGTGCCAGTCACCATCGACCTTGCCAGACCCAATGGCCGTGTGGCTCATGGCCAGTCGATGAGGGTCATGTTCGGCATCGTGAAGCACCTGCTCAATGAGAGGGTGCTTCGGGTTGTAGTGAAGGTCTCCAAAATTGCCGCGGGGCGAGCTAGTGAGCAACGTTCTAACGTTGCGAAAATCACCAAGTTGATCTTCGTACTTCCTCGGGCTAGCAAGGCTCGGATCTTGATGATTCAGAAAAACGCGTGAACCCTCCTGCAGGGGGGCAAAGCCCTTCAGAGCCCCCTCGCTGTACTTGTACGGAAGGCCGGAAACAGGATGGCAGTTCTTCGACGTGTCGCCCAAGATCTTGACACCGTAAATTACGTTGTTGGTCCGGTCAACGCGAAGCGAGCTATTTTGTGGGCTATTCTCAGACAGGTTCAGGTTTGCCAGTGAGTCAATTGTCTTGATTTCAACTTTTGCCTTTTTTCCCATGCGTTAACTATACTACAAAAAGCGCAAAGTAAACAGTCAAAAACAAATAATTAAGACTTTGGAATGCCTACCTCTTCGTCGTCGTCTCGCTGTCCGGGATTGGGTGCCGCTGGAAGCCCCCCGGGGTTTAGCCCGAGTTGCACGATGGCTTCCTTGGCGGCTTTTTTGTCCTCTTCCACATTTGTTTCTTCAGTGTCATGGTCATATCCAGCCATTCCGCGCCAGGTTTTGACCGAAACTACATTGTTTCGCTTTTCTATTTCAAGGCGCTGAGCCTCATTAAGGCGATTGCGGCTAATTACAGTTGGGAAGGTGGCAACGATGTCATGGGTTTCCAGTAATTCGATGGGTAGGCGTCCACTCAGTGTCTCGTGTTGCAAGCCTGCCTCTATAATAGACTTAAGGAAGTTCCCCCGGCTTTGTTGCAGGCGCTCGAATCCCTTGGTGGCGGGGCCCTCGGCCACCAGGCTGCTGGCAAGGTTGGCATTTTGAGCATTGGCTGTAAGCATAAATTCTGGCATTTGAAGCATTGCGGCTATCTCGCGCAGGTCAGCCTGGAGGATGGGAATGTTTTGCTCCGCATTTACAGATGAGACAGGGGCCTCATAAGTCGTTCCTGGGCCTATGTCAAAGACCGTGCCAGGCATCATTTTGGTGTGACGACGCTCCTTTCCGGTAAGATTGTCAGTCACCAGCAGGTCTGAGTTCGTGTCGATGAAGCTCTGAACCTGGCTGAGGGTGGCGCTGTCGTGCTTGCGAATCATGGCAATGCCGGCCTGGAGCGCAGCCACGTAGCTCATGTTTCGCAGAAGCTTCTCGGCCCGGGAGAAGTTGCGACGCACGGCCCACAATGTGGGCCAGCCGCGCCTGCTGTTCATGTCTACGTTGGCTTTAAGGTGAAGCATTTGAGGCAGGTTACCCATCTGGTGCATGGAGGGTATGAGTGTTGGTCTTCCGCGCTCATCTCCCATAACAACCCAGTAGCCAACAACAGTCCTTACGTCATCAAAGGCAACCTTTATGCCAAATGCAGAATCTCCAGACTCATCATCTTCTGGTGTGACAACATCTTCTGGTTCAACAAATCTGACATCCAGCGGCCGAGACCTGTTTGGAAATGTGCGAACAAAAGCCTCGCCATCCCTGTCAATTCGAGTGACAAGTTCTTGCTCGATTATGGTGAAATTATTGGCAAAAGAAAATTCCTTTATTGCGTTGTTGACCTTTTGCGTGGCCTCCTTTGGTATGTTTTTTTCCTTGGCCACCGCTCGCCAGGCCAGCCCAGTGCCCACTATGTAGGAAATGCGGGCCTCTATAGCCCCAATGGCAAAGCCATTTGACTGGCTCAAAATACGACCAACGTTACGAGCGGTGGTCAGATCGCGTTCGCTTACTGGATGCCTTGTGCCAGCAGACATACCCCCTTGCAGGCCAACCTCGGTCCAAACCTCGCCATCGTCGCCGATGGGGTCTTCGTTGACCAAGTCGGTTGCAGAGCCTGAGCCGAAAATAAGAGAAACAGACTCTATGAGCCTCTGCTGGGCTCTCATGCTAGAGATAGCCAAGCTCGCCTTCGCACTTGCCACCTGCTCTACAAGTGGTGTGTCCTTTTTCATTTTCTCCAGTTGCCGCCAGTCTTAAGTGCTAGGGCCCATGCTCTCCATTCTGCACCATATAGTAACAACATGTCAATGTCTGAGTTAGTCAGCAACACGTTGCCAGAATTGTACTGCCAGGATTGCTGTGTCTCAAGAAGTTTTGATCGGAGGCTTGTCGGGGGCTGGCCCGGGGGAAGGCGGGGGGCCAGTGGAATGTTGCGACGAGGACTGGAGCAACAGCCGGTGACGAGTGTCAGGGTCAGCAGCGCGCATAGCATCCATGATTTGGCGACGCTCATCAATGAGCACGCGCGCTGCAGCGTGTGTTGTGTTTTCGTTGAGAAGGACAGCGCTGAGCTGGTCAAGGGTGATGGTGTACTGTTGGTCAAGCATGGCCTCCATGGCATCGGCCGTTTGCCCTCTTCCGCGCCGTCCCTCTGCATAGGCCAGTACTATTATTAGTGCCGTGCCAAGGATTGATCCAAGCACCACCCATTCTGTCAATTGGCCCCAGCGGACTCACTGGTCACATCGTGATCTCGGGCAGCCACTCCTATGCCAAGCAAGGCAAGTGCCCCAGTTATAGCGCTTGCCCAGTCGGCCACCGTAACAGGGTCTGCATCGAGCTGGGCATGGGTAGCCGCTAGCACAAGGGCCAAGGCCCCCAAAATGCCCAGGGCGGTGGTTTTCCAACTTTTTGTCGCTGCTTTCATCTTGAATCCCTTAGAAGTTTCTTCACGTCTGACTTAATTTCTTGCACATCGCTAAGCATTGTCTCTCCGCGCACCTCAAGAACTGTTAGTCGCCCTTCATGCGACCAAAGCAATGTAACTGCCCCGGTCACCACGCAGAGCAGAATCGGGAACCCAACGCGAACGGCAAGGTCATAGAGCCTCGCACGCGAATCGCTCACTGGATCCCCTCGCGGATCAAGACGAATGCCGCGACGGCTCCGCAAGCGGCCAGCACGACGAGTGCAGCGAGTAACACCGGATCATCGGCCATCTGCTGCAGGTCGGCTCGCGACGCGCGGTAGACACCAGGCGCCGCGCAGCCACAGAGGAAGGACAGGGGCACGATCAGGGCGCGAGTCATCGGCACCCCGCACCGTGCCCCGCGCAGCGGTCCTGCGTGAGCACGTGTCCCATTTCGTGGTCCAGGGCGGGGAGCAGCGGGTAGGTGCCCTTCGTGCGCCAAGCCGCCGTGATGTAGCTGTGCATGTCCGTGTGACCCAAGGCAAGGCCAGTGGACGAGCCCCAGAAGCTGTACGCCCCGGGATCCTGGATACGCACCTCGATGCGCAACGGCACAGCAGCCGCGTCAATCTCGGCCAGGACCTCGGTGCGCAGGGCTGGCGCGAGATCCAGCCAGCGCGGCACGAAGACCCGGACGCCCAGCGGCGTAGCCTGCCATGAGCCGGGGATCACCGGCGGGGTGGAAACGTCGCTCGCTGCGTGACCGCGCAACGAGCAGCCTAGTGCAACGAGCAGCAGGATGGAGGCGAAGGTGCGCGTCATCGTGCTTCCAGCCGGTCGAGTCGCGCGCTAAGCGCGTCGTTGGCGGCTTCCAAAGCCACGAGACGCCGCAAGAGGCGACCTTCCGCCTCATAAGCAACCCATTTGCCGTCGCTGAACGTCTCTGTCACGCCGTAGCCGAGGTCTCGCTCCAGGGCCTTGACCAGGCGCTCCATGCGGACACGAAGACCGCGGCCCGTCACGCCGTTGGCTGAACGGAAGATCCAATCGCCGTCTGCGTCGTGGGGCGAGAGCAGCGTCGCATTGCCCGCCGCATCCATCACGTTGGCCTCGCCGCTCGCCGAGTAGAAAGACACGCCGTTGGCCAGCGTTCCCGCCGGTGCCGTCCCGTTGAACAGCACGAGTTGCGCGCTGCCCTCGGTGGGCCGGCCAGCGGTGCCGCCGATCCTGACGTTCCCCACGTCGCTGATCGTCATGCGCAGCGTCGGATCGCCTGAGCTGGGCCGAGTCCAAAACCGCATTTCGGACGGGAAGTTTCCCGTGTCCGTGCCGGTCGCAACGATGTCCACATGGGTGCCGGTGCCGGCGATGTCTGCTGACCGCAAGAGCAGCCCACCGAGGTCCGCAATGGCCGCGTCGGCTCCGTTGAAGGCGGTGGTAGCGCCACGCACGACGAGCGGGCGGTTACTAGAGTTGTTCACTTCGACTTGACCCGTCGCCGCCACGTCGACACACCCGATGTCTCCATCCAAGATGGTGACGTCCGTTGTGCCTTCGAAGCGAACGGCCTGGCCCCCGGCCGTGGCGCCCAGCGCCAGATCGCCTGAGCCCCAGTTGATGCGGGCGTCGGTCACGTCGTGAAAGAGGCTAATATATTCGTCGGTGGCCGTGGCAGAGGGGGTGCGCGAGTGCACAATGAGATGGGGGTCGTCAAAGGCGGCATGCGCATAGTTACCGGTGGGGTCGGCCAAGTTGACCAATAAGAACGCTCCCCCCCCGCTTGGGCCGCCTCCCCGCAGCGCGAGCACCAAGGCGTCATTGTCGAGAGCCGTCACCCATTGCAGCCTGGCATCTACGCTAGTCCCCAGGGCTAGGGGAATGTTGTCCAGCAAGTTAAATCGGGATGAACCAAAATAGACTTCCAAGGCGGCACCTCTAGTAAACTCAACTCGCCCAAGGGGCGTCACGAGGTTAATCGCGCCCAACCCCGTCTCGATTCTTGCGCCCGCGGTATCGTGTTGCAGGCTCAGCCACTGGGTGGTGCTCTGGTTCGCCGAGTGAATGAACAGCGTGGGATTGATCTGAACTGCGTGGGCGAAATCGAACCCCCCGTCGCCCTGCTGAATGAGCAGGACGGTCTGTCCCGCGGCGTCAGCCTGAAGGGCCAACGAATCGGTGGTCTGCGTGGCGAGGAACGTAATCGCCGAGTCGCTGCCAGTGCCGAATATAGCATTGACACTGTCCGGAAACTGAGCACCGCCGTTCAACGTCGCGAGCCCCGTCACCACCAGCGTCGTGTCGAGCGTGACCGCCTCGTCCACGTTGAGCGTGCCGAGGACCTGCGTCAGCACTCCCGTTGCGCCCAGGACGTTCGCGCCACTGGCGGTTAGGGCCGTAGTAGTAGTGGCCCCCGCGTCGACAGTCGCTTGCAGCGTGTCCACCACGTTTCCGGAGCCCGTGGTCCAGGAGGCATCGGCTGCTGCGCCACCGCTGGTGAGCAACTGACCATTGGTTCCAACGGCCAAGGCAGTCCACTCGGTAGCATTTCTGTGAAGAACCTGGCCTTGGGTCGAACCAAAAACGTTGTCAAATGCACCAGAGTTTACACTGCCTGGTCCCTGTGGGGCATAGGTTCCGCCAGCCCAAGCGGTCAGGGCGAGACCAACGGCTGCTACGAATGCACAAAGAAAAACGTTTCGCTTGTCCAGTGTCTGGGTTTTCTTCATCGGGTAAGCCTCATGCTGCCTATGGCCAGGGTATCGATAATGGAATCTGTTTCTACTTGGAAGTTGACTGTGTCTGCACTCTGCATTCCATGGATGTCAAAGGTGTAAACGGCACCAGCCACCAGGGCAGAGTTGGCATTTAGACCAAGGGCATTTTCTGTGCCACCTCGTGTCACCATGAGGTTTGCGATTGAACTGGTGGCCACCTGCACTGTCACGCGACAGGCTTCTCCGCGGTTTCCCCACGTGATGTCTGTGATGGCGTCGGTGTTTGCCCCTGGGGCCGCAATTTCCCAGTTGATGGAAATGGGGCGATAGTCATCAGCGCGAGCTTTCTGGGGAATGCTCCAGGCAATCAAGAGCATTACGGTGCATATAATGACCGCAAAGAAAATCTCTGGCCTGCAGAGTGTTGATTTTTGGCTTTTGGCTTTCACTTCACCATCCTATTCTAAGTCTTGGCAGTTCCATGTTAACAGAACTGGGTCTTATTTGCCCAACTACAGAAGCACATAAATACCGAGCGCAGTCCACAGAGTGGTCATTGCGTTTGACCGGTCGGTCTGGTCTGTCGGGACTGCGCTCCGTTCTAGGTTTTGCGTAGTGATAGGCTTCCATTTCTTTTCGTAGGTGTATTGTGTCGCACCTGCCCAAGAATGTATCATTTTTTCCGTCCTCTACAAGCACAAATTGTGGGAGGTTGTCTGAGCGAGCGCGCTCGAGCAGCCGCTCTACGAGTTCTAGCCCAGGATCAATGGCCTTGCGCGCTGGCAATGTCTTAAGACCAGCGGCCTCTAACTCGGCTCGCCCAAAGGCATCATGGTCACATATGATCGGGAACTGCAATCGAGGGAGCAGTCGCTGTAAGTGCTTTGCCCATACGTAGGCACGCACTCCCTTTGCGTAATAGTTTCTGTAGAAGATGAGGCGACCCTTGGTGGTGTCGTGAGCAGCGACTAGGACTGAGGTGGGGTTGTCATAGCCAAAGTCCATGGCTGCGTATCGGGGCCAGTCGATGGGAATGGGCCAGGGGCAGATTTGTTTGCCCTGGAGCATGAGCCGGTGGGCCTTGTCTGGCACGGCTACATGGGTCGAGGCGCTAAATTCTGGATACACAAGACCCTCCAAGGCCACAAAATCGCCATAGATACGTACCCGGCGTTGGCGCTCTGGCAGTTCTAGGGCCAACTGTTCCACTTCTGCCAATGGAATGATGCCGGCCTTGGCAGCATCGAGCATGGAGGCCCTGACGCAGAAGACGTAGGGCCTCGCCTCTAGGTCTTGAATCCAGCGAAGGCGGCGAATGGGGGTCAGGGAGAGGGACAGGTAACCGCCGTAGTCGATTAGCCTGGTTTTTATTTCCTCTACCACGTCCTCTTCGTGTTCCTCGTCGCACACGCAGCCGTGTAGTTTTACGCCCTGATATTTGCGGGATCCGCCGTCTGCGCTTTTGAATTCAATCAGTGATCCGTTCTTGAAGAGTATGGAGAGCGGCAAGGCGGGCGGGGCTTTGCGTCTCCAGGTAATGGAGCGCACCAGCTCCATCGGTATGTACTCTTTCATGGTTGGCCACAACACCTGGCCTATGCCGAAATCCCAATCCAGGCCGCTCACCCACCAGCGCTGCGGGGTGCCGAACTTGGAGCAAGGGTGCCAGCCTAGGACATGCAACAGGCAGTCCACTATTACGCAGACAGATTTACCAACACGGTTCCCGCTGCGAAACACACGGTAACGGTAATCTTTAGCTGCATTTATGAAATCTAGTTGCGGGCTTGAACCGTCATTTGCCCAGGGAACAAACTTGCTCAGCGGGCTGCGCAGGAATGCTTCTAGAACCTCCCTGCTTACAGCCTGGTCCATCACGCCCTAGGCCCCGGCCCCTCCTGGGGGCAACTGACATCCGAGTGGGCTGCCATTTTCGGAGGGGCCGGGGTTGGGCACCCAGGAAATGCCTCGGAGAATGCCTGGGCAACAAAGAAGACAAACATTCTAATAATGTTCATGACGAAGCGACAGGGGTGGTAGGCTTGAACTGCTTTAGGCTTTTTCTTGCCTTTTCTATTAACTGGTCTAGGCTTAGGGAGGCCAAGGCGTCTTGTGCTTCTGAGGTTTCTCCAACGCCGGCGCCAGCCAGACTAAGGGCCGTGTCGGCCAGTTGCTTGGCGGCAGCGGGGGAGGGTTCCAGGTCGCCAGATTTGAGCCTGCTTAGCACGTTTTCCATGGCAAGTTGGGCGGCCTCAAATGCCTGAGAACGTAGCTTTTTTGCTGTTAGCACAGCATGGTCTTTGTCGGCCTTTAGGTATTGCTCTGTTTTCATGCGTTGGTGCTCGTCTCTTTCTGCGTTCCATCCCTGTGACTTCGCCACGTCATACATACCCCTGCCCCTGTAGCCCACCACGCGCATAGCGTCGGAGATTCTTTTGCACTTTCCCGTAACGAAGAGTCGGCGTGTTTTTTCGCTTGCAGTTACGTCTATGCTTCGGTAATTGCGGGCCCTTCTCTCCTCATTGGCCTCTGAACTGCCTGCAATGCGAACCGTGTCTATGCATAGCGGGTAAATGAGTTGCGTTAGTTGCTTTACGCTTACAGTTGGAAGTGTGTTTCTGTGCCATGTGCCGAAGGAGAGACCTACATTGGTTAGGCTGGTGGCCATTTCTTTAACTGTCTTGATTACCGTCGTAGTGCCAGCGGTCAGCAGAGTCTTGTGGGTAATGCCTGCGCGCTTCAGGGCTACATGCGCTATTTCGCCCAGAGCTAGGTAGGCCGGGCTTAGGTGCGAAAGAGTGTCTCTTAGTTTTGCTATTTCTTCTGTTCTTCGCTGGCCGCGCATGTATCTAACGTTGATTACATAGGTGGACAGTTCGTCCCATCCAAGGAGCCGCAAGGCTTGAAAGATCCTATAGCCGTAGGGGCTGCTGAGTGGCGGCTGGTCAGCGTGTCGGCTGCGGTCGGCTGCCACGACAAGAGTTGGGCTAGGGCAACCATAGCCTATGTTTAGACCGCGTAGAGCCGGGAGATTTGGCCAGTGAATTCTTGATACCTCTTGCAGGTCGCTAGTGGCGTCGACTATGGGCCATCCTGCCACCTCAAATCTGGATAGGTGAGACTCTGGAATGCCGTCTCCGACCACGGCAGGACCTGTGCTGGCGATTATTAGCCGTCTCACCACGGCTGCCTGCCAACGATGCATGGTGCTGTTTGGGGGTTCCTCTAGACACTCATTGCTTTTTATGAGATCTGGTGAATTCTGGCCTATGTGGTATGGTCCCCATGCGTGTGGTGGTCTACGAATGCGCATGTATGAATGGTAGCAGTTTGCATGAAGGGTGTCAAGTGGTTTAATGTCTGGGGGAGGGTCCCCGGCCCTTCGTGTCATTTCCGACTCACGACCCCCGGCGGGTGGGTCCCAAAATGTGACACCGTGTCACATGCGTTTCGGCACTCTATTTGCTAGAGATCGTATGCGTTTCAACGTTTCATCGATCGCCTCTAGTCTGAGTCTCATTTGCGTAGCACTGACACGCGTTATCTGGCCCTTGACCCAGCAATCGTCTCGCGTTTGTCTCATGTAACGCAGCCTATACACTGCGGCGTCAACGGACCTCACTCGATCTCACGCAGTAAACCCAGGGTTACATCTAGCCAGTTAGGCTGATAGCCGCCGCGTCCCAGCCACCCGCACAGATCGTCAGCTGCCTCACGCGCGGCGTCCCTGTGATCCCGGGCCGCATCGCCAGCACATGCGTAGTAGCCGCAGATGGCGTCTAGCAGCCGCTGGAGGCAGGTGTTGGGGTCCATTGTCTGACTCCATGTTAGGTTTTTGTACGGGTTGTGTACGGGTTTTGTACGGGTTTTGTACGGGTGAGAACTTCCTTCGCACCGAAACGACAAGTGTAACGTGTCACCCCGCACATCACGCTATCCTCCCTGGCCCTGGTAGATACCTAGTGGTACTGCGCCAGGGCCCTAGCGGCCCTGGCGAACTCCATGAGGGCCTCGGTGTAGGCCCCGGGGACCACCGCAGATCGGTCTGCGGCGGCAGCCACCGTCTCGAGTGCGTCTGCCGCCAGCGAGATGCGCTGAGTCGTGACGCGGATGCGAGGTCGGGCTGTGATGCGCAGGGCCTTGGTACCCTGCCTGGCCACCTCGGTGATCATGCGGCGAGTGTCAGCCACTATGCCTCCGCGGCCGCGGGGTCCAGGCGCCACCGCGCCGCCACGGCCGCCAAATTCATGGACCAGCTCCAGACCTCCGAGGAGTCGTGGACGCGCTGGAGAGCCCTGAGCAAGTCCATCGAGGCCTCCGCGAATGGCAAATCGGGAAATGACAGAACCAGCTCGTCAACGAAGCAATCGCTGGCCATGGCCTCGTGGCCAGGGGGGATGAGGCACCCTATGGCACATCGGAGCCCCGAGGAGTCCACGTACTTACATATCCCGTACTCCTGGGCCTTGTCGGCCTGGGCCAGCAAATGACAAGCCACCCGATCGAAAATTTCCTGCGCCGTCACCTAGACCTCCACTATCTGGCTGGCATAGCACCAGTGGCCGCTCGCCAGGTCGTAGCCCGCCCTTCCATTTTTGATGTTCAGCACCTCGCGTACCACCACGTCGCACCGGCGCCTCCCACCCCACTCCAGCACAATGACCCAAGTCCCGAAATCCAGCCCATAGGCGCCCCTGGTCTCCGTCATCAGAGCGCTCCCCAGACAGCCTTGGCTGCGTCAGCTGCGCGCCTGGCCGCCTCCAGCTCGGTCCGGCTACTGCCAGCTGCAGCCCAGACAGCGCAGAAATGACGCTCTGCGGCCTGCCAGGCCTCGTAGGCCGTTCCGCACGGTGTATTCATGGCTACCAGCCCCAGTCGCGCTGTAGGCGCAGGGCGTGGTGACACGCCCTGAACATGGCGCAGTAGGTGGGCAGGCAGCGGTGTAGGGTCTCGGTCGCGATCATGTTGTCTCTCCGGTTCGTGGCTCGTGGCTCGTCAGGCGTCAGGCGGCAGGGAGCCACCTAGTTCACCAGTCCATAGGGGTTTGGGTGGCGGTGCAGCTGACGCAGCCGAATCACGGCGCTATGGAAGGCGGCACGGATCCTGCCGCCGTGGTGTCGCGTCTCACGCAGCGCCCCAATTCGTTGACTGCTTTGACGCCCTGCGTTATTATCCTGGTCGGTCGCGATCATGTCGTCCTCCTGGTCTGTGGGCATCTATAGCACGTCTCGAGCCAGGCCACAACTCCCACTACGCCATATTTTGCGTGTCACGTGCCAAACGGTTTTCGCCATAACTTCAATGTCCTCCGTTCCCAAATATGGAACACAGTCCACTTGGACACACCAAATTCTCCTGTGGCGTTATAAACCCTGCCCCCACATGGTCACCTTTGGCACTCCGTCCAAATCCAGCCTACGCCACTCGTCAATGAGACGCATTCGTACCCATCCGGATACACTCTTGGGCCCCTGCGGGCCTAACTGCAGCAGCGAGGCATGGCAGGCAAATTGCATGGACTGTTTTCGGAGGCAACATGACGCTAACCCCAGCCTACAATCGAGACTACACGAGCCAGGCCACGGTCCGGGCCGCCTGGGAGGCCGACCACGATTTCATTGTGGCCGACATCAGCAGTCCCTGGGTCGGGCGGCCGGCCAACCGCTCAGACCTGCGCGAACACGCGCAGCTCACCGAGGTCAACATCCGCTACGCCAGGCTACGCGAAATCGTCACCGTAAAAGTGTAAACCCGCCCACACCTACCACCAGAGACCCCAGGAGGTCACCCATGGCTGCCACCCCCGCCACCCCCGCCAAGCTGAAGAACGGATCATGGGGCGCGCGTGTCCAGGGCGATGCCGCCGTGGGCGACACTGTGCAGATCACCACGCGGAGCGGCAAGACCTG